AAAGCGATCTAGCAACAGAAAGTGAAAGAGAATTAGAGCTGGTATTATTTGCATTTCGTACGCTTAATTCTTACGGCGACACTGCGGAAGAAACTAATAAATTATTTTTACAGCATTTGGATAAATTATTAAGTAGTCATAGTGCTGAAATATATTACACAACCGATGATGACGGAATACATGTCTCCATTTTTGGTGAGGAAATTTTTATTGGTGACTTACACGGTGACGACTTAAGAAAACTCCGTAAAGTGATTAGCGAAATCTAACGTCGCGCTTAACGTGACCAACGGCCAACAAAACGAAAGGATAGCATAATGACGAATACAAACGAAACCACAGAGGCTAAAACCAAACCACGCTCAAGTGGGTCACTGTTTAAGCGTCTTGTTATATTTGCGGCGGGTTTATGTATAAAGCATTTGTGGCTACTAGCCGCTTTTTTCGGGATCGTTAATCAATACTTCGATGCGGGCAACCAAATCATACATGTTTTATTTGTATTTACGTGCATTTTGTTTTTTTACTTAAGCTGGGTTTGTGAGCTGTTATTGAAAATTGGGAATAAAGCATGAATGAATTTTTAATTATACTCTCAACATCGCTATACATTTTATACGGGGTTTCATCAGTGATCCTTATCAGAAAATCAATGAAAGATTTCCCTAAAATATTATTTTTCGCGTGGCCTCTATTTTTGGGATTTGCCGCATTTGGTTTATTTGATAAAGAGTAAATATAACTATACGTAGCAGGAAACTTTCCACATTAAAACACGGACAGTTTCCGCATATCTACAAAGCACCATTAATCGAATCAATGACTTAGCGAAGTTACGCGTCATAACACGGAATCAAAATGAATCTTAATCAATGGGCAATTAAACACAATATATCACCCGAAGCGGTCGAAGATTTACAGCGGCAATTCGGCCTCGTTAATACTGACCCAAACCCACACGGTGGTGAATCAGAAGCGGCAATACAAACACGAATACGAATCGAAGCCAGTAAAATAGGTGCGAGATTGTGGCGAAATAATGTTGGTGCAACTGCGACAATCGAAGGTGGTTTCATTCGTTACGGTTTGGCAAACGATTCGAAACAGATGAACAACGAAACGAAATCAAGCGATCTGATTGGTTTACGCCCTGTGGTTATCCAACATTATCACGTCGGGCAAATTATTGGACAATTCGTTGCACGGGAAGTGAAACACGGTTCGTGGAAATATTCAGGTGATGAAAAAGAAATCGCACAGTTGAATTTTCTTCAATTGGTTGCATCGATGGGTGGTGATGCTGCATTTGCTAATAGTGAGGGGACATTGTGAAGTATGCACTGTTGACGATGACGGCAACACGTAGTAATATCGATCGAAATAACAAACAGGTGACAAAATGAAACGTGAGCATATTAAAGAAATAGCGATCAAGATGGTCAAAACGAATGGGTTAATCAACCTATCACGTAGTGATTTATGTAAGCGTGCCGAAATACCAGATGGTTCGTTTCCCCATATCATGGGGTGTAATTTTTCTGATTTCGTTGAAGAATTGAAAGATGAAAACATCGTTGAAGAATCACATGATGTGAATAAATCCCGTGTTGATCCTGCATTACGTCGAGCGCATATTCTCAATACCGCTGTGGGTATGGCGAAATCCGAAGGATACCAACGAATCACGCGTGATGGTTTGGCAAAAAAAGCCGGTGTTTCAAGCGGTTTAGTGACACGATATTTCAACACAATGATCCAACTACGACGATCAATCGTGCGACAGGCTGTTCAACGCGAGGTGTTGGAAATAATCGCACAAGCCGTTTTAAGCAACGACCCTCATGTCAGTAAAGCCGCAACAGAATTGAAAAAACGTGCGCTTGCTAGTGTTGCGGTTTAAACGATGCAGACACTACCGGACGCATATAAATCGTTATCATCATATAAACAATTTATATTATGGATTTTAACCGAACGCGCAGGTAAACAAGTCAAATTACCCGTTGATTATCGCACTGCATCGGTGGGGGATGCCCACGATCCGGCAATGTGGATGGATGGTCAAACCGCAATTGATACCGCTAAATTATACGGTGACGGTTACGGGGTGGGGTTTGTATTCACGCGTGATGACCCGGTTTTCTTCGTGGATCTGGATAAATGTCTTGAACCTGATGATACTACATGGTCGCCGGTTGCGATGGATATCATGTCGATGTTACCCGGTGCAGCGATTGAGGTTTCACAATCAGGTCGTGGCCTGCACATAATATGTCAAGGTGACGTTCCTGATCACGCTTGTAAAAATATCCCACTAGGCCTTGAGTTATACACCGGAGGTCGTTTCGTTGCGTTGACCGGTACTAACGCCGTCGGATCTGCATCGGTCAATCATTCCGCGATATCGTCTGTTTTAGTAGCAAAATATTTTCCACCGAAAGCAATCGTCAACCCCACAACGTGGACAAATGAACCTGTACCACAATGGACAGGTTCAGATAACGACGAAGAATTATTAAAAAAAGCACTGGCAAGCACTTCAGCCGGTGGTGTGTTTGGTGGTCGTTGCAGTTTCGTTGACCTATGGGAACGTAACGTCGACGCACTTGCTGAATCATATGCGCCTGATGCCAGTGACGACGGTGAATTCGATGAATCAACCGCTGATGCGGCATTGGCTCAACACCTCGCGTTCTGGACGGGTAACAACTGCGAACGTATTTCTAAACTCATGTGGTTATCAGGTCTTGTTCGTGACAAATGGACATCACATAAAAACTACCTACACACCACAATTATTAAAGCCGTATCAATGCAGGAAACCGTGTATTCGGTCGGTGGTACTGTGGATGATGCAATCGCCGATCAATTCGGCGGTGTTAAATTACGGGCAACTTCAGATGCACAGCGTGCATATGCTTCTAATGTGAGAGCTGAAAAATTAGCGCAATGTATGGGTGACGAAGAATTAATACTCAAATTCTGTAAAGTTCCCACGGCAAAATTCTGGCTGAATAATAAAGATAAAACGGTCGAAGAAATCGACCAAATGTTGACACCTATCGAATCGGCTGTTAATCCGATGAATGTGGATTTAAACGAAGCCACTATCGTTAGCGGGTATCAATATTTAGGTGCAACACAGCAAATCGAATATTTCAAAGGTTGTACATATATTCAGGATCAGCACCGAATTTTCACACCATCGGGTACATTATTGAAATCAGAACAATTCAACGCTACATATGGTGGTTATTGTTTCCAGTTAGACGACGGTGGAGAAAAAACCACCCGTAAGGCATGGGAAGCGTTCACAGAATCACAGATCATACGATACCCAAAAGCCGAAACAATGTGTTTTCGTCCTGAGTCACCACCTGGTGAACTTGTCAAAGAAGAAAGTCGTGTTCTAGTCAATACCTATGTTCCAATTGAAACACCACGTAAACCGGGTGATGTTTCGCCATTCCTCACCCATTTAGCGAAGTTATTACCACATCAATCGGATCGTGACATCGTATTGGCGTATATGGCTGCATGTGTTCAACATGCCGGTGTGAAATTCCAATGGGCACCATTAATTCAAGGTGCTGAAGGAAATGGTAAAACGTTGTTAACCCGATGTGTGGCGTTCGCGGTCGGTAATCGTTACACCCACATGCCGCCAGCACATGAGATATCAGAAAAATTCAATGAATGGTTATTTTATAAATTATTCATTGGTATTGAGGACGTATACGTTCAAGAACATAAACGCGAAGTAATCGAGATTCTAAAACCGATGATTACAAATGATCGTCTGGCAATGCGTGCAATGCTGCAAGGTCAAATAATGGGTGATAATCGCGCTAATTTCATGCTGAACAGTAATCATAAGGATGGTATCAGGAAGACTCGAAACGACCGTCGATTTGCTGTGTTCTATACTCAACAACAGAACGCCGACGATATCGCACGTGATGGTATGGGTGGTGATTATTTCCCTAATCTATACAGATGGTTGAAAACTGATGGATATGCGATTGTGGCTGATCATCTTGCGTCATATGCGATACCAGATGACTTGAACCCTGCAACACAATGTCATCGTGCGCCAGATACAACGAGTACTGATGAAGCGATAACCGCTTCAATGGGTGGTATTGAGCAGGAAATACAGGAAGCAATCGAAGAAGATCGACCAGGTTTCGCTGGTGGCTGGGTGTCGTCCGTAGCGGTTGAACGATTATTGCAATCAACACGATCAGCACGAGCGATACCACACAATAAACGTCGGGATCTAATGCAATCACTTGGTTATGATTGGCATCCTGCATTGAACAACGGGCGCGTTAATAATCCGATACCAATGGATGATGGTAAAAAACCGCGGTTATTCATTCGTAATGGTCATATTAGCGCGAATATTCAAACACCCATTGAAGCGGTTAGGGTGTATCAAGAGGCACAAGGAGCGATCAACATGCAAGCAACGAGGGTATTTTCATGAAAATAGATATCGGACAATTAGAATTCATCCATTCGACATTACGTGATGTATTGCGATGGGTGGAAATTGAAACAGGCCTTGAATTTACTATCACCAGTATTTTCAGAATGGATGATACTGGTGTACATGGTCAAATGCCAGTACGTGGAATTGATTTGCGTATGCGTGATGAAGTATCGGGCAAATGTATCGAGAAATTCATTAACGATAATTGGTCGTATGATCCAAATCGACCGAATTTAAAATGTTGTCTGTTACATGGTGGAGGGTTCAGTTTGCATTTGCACGTTCAGGTACATCAACACACGAAACAGGTGATTGGGTGATGGTCATTTATATTTGTTATCTCGAAAACTGGCAGGTCGTATGCGAAAGAAAAACCCTATTATCAGCGATTCAAGAATAAAAAAACGAAAAAAATCGTAATTTCGTGTTGACGTGTCCGTCAGTATGGCGTATTGTTAGTTACATCAACAACGCAAATGGAGATCAGGACAAATGAAACACACTATATCGTCTACTGATGGTATTTGTTTAGTTTTTCTCAATCAAGAAGATTTGAACAAGTATAAACAACAGTTGCATGAATTACAGATGCGTACCTATCATGATCAGCGTCAATCACATGGTGTTTATTCTACGAATAGAGGGGTGTTTGTAAATACTTTCGGGGATCTTAACACTTTAGACGATTTAGATATGGAAATTAAATATAGTCAATGGTTGGAGTCACACAAATGTTAATGAGATCAACTGATTTGGGTCACTTATTACGAATTGCGTTTGATCAATTGAAAGTCAAACGTGTTAAACGATGCTTATGTATCAAGGGGGTGTGGAATGTCAGAGTGTGAAGCAAGGCGGGAAAACGACAACATGTGTTGTCATCGATGTTGTTTTACGTGGGATGTGAATGATCCGAACCCACCTAGATGTAAAACGGCGACAGCGTTGATGCTTGAAGCGAATCAGGATGATCCGTTATTGCCTTCAATGACCACTGGTTTCGTTAAACAATCGAAATTATTGCACCCTGGCGATATTCAGGGGTTGATTGAAGTTGCTGAACAAGTTGTGGATGGTAATTTTAATCAAGCTGATTTAATTAATCAGTCACGTAATGAATTGCGGAAAATAGGGGAGTTGTTGAAATGAATATCAGGAAGTTTAACGATAATTCACTTATTTTATCGTGTGGTGATGATTATCGATCAAAAGTGGCTATTTGCCCACATTGCATGTATGTGTTCGCGGTAGATCAACCACAATGGACACCAACAGATCAATACGACACGATTGGGTTGTGTTGGGTCAAATACAAAGGCAGCGTTCGCCATGCATGGCGTAGAAGTGACGGAATATTCATGTTCAGCGAACATGGAATGAATGGTTGTTTTATGACTGAATGTATCAGTGGTGTTATTGCGATCGAGGTGCCTGAATTATGAAATGGGTATTTATAGCATGGGCGGTCATTGCGTTTTCATACGTCATAATCAGATTGGTACGCTTTAATATTTACGAAAAACGTGTACGATTTCACCTGAATGACAATTTTGAACATTATTTTGATGAAAAAATCATGATTGAATCTTTCAATAAAGGTTTGAAACCGTTTCAAGTCGCTTGGTTGATGATTCAGAATAAATGAGTCAGTTTCAAGCCGCTACGAACCCGCTTCGGCGGGTTTTATTTTGTCCGCAACATTTCGAGGCCGCTTGAAATCACAATACCCCACCGAATACCCACACATTAGGTGTACGCTGAAAGCCGCGGCTGACGCGGGTTCCAGACGATTTACATACCTACCCACCCCAACACCGAACCCGACGGCTCTCCCGTGATACACACACCACCATGTGACTGTATCTCTAGCGGCTACGTGTAGCGGCTTCACACTCTATATATCATATACTATATTACTACTACTAATTCTTATAAAGTAAAGGGTATAAGGGGTATATAGTATAAGTGCTTGTTTTTATGAAATTAAAAACACCCCGAACATGTAGGGTATGTGGGGTATCTGCAGGGTATCAATCCGTGTGGTATTATTGATCAATACTAGGAGGTGTTTATCATGTTTGACATTGACGACAAAGATATAAAACGACTCGAATCGGATCTGAAGGTATTTGCTGAACGATCATTTCCATTCGCTACAAAACAGACTGTGAATAGTTCAGCATTTGCCGCTCGTAAAATATGGCAGGATAATATTCGAGAGAAGATGATCACACGTAACCGATTCACCGTTCAGTCAATCAGGGTCGAACAGACGAAAACCCTTAATGTCAGGCGGCAAGCGGCAACTGTGGGTTCAACGGCTGATTACATGGAAGATCAGGAATTCGGTGGTATCAAGACGAACCCGACCATTGCGACATCGTATTCAGCGGGACAGGGCGAGAGTACACAACCACGTACACGAATGCCTCGCAAGGCCAACAAGATGTCGAACGTAAGGCTGTCTAAGCGACGAAAACTAGGAATGACACGGAAGCAACGAAACTTCCTTACCGTACGAGAGGCGGCAACCAGTGGTCGAAAATACCTATTCCTAGACCTCGGCAAGCGTAAAGGAATATTCAAACTAACCGGTGGCAAGCGACGACCTAAGATCAAGATGATACACAACACAGGTATTCAATCCGTCACGATCCCTCGAACACCTACGATGAAGCCGGCTGTCGAAGCGGTGCCAGTACCAGAGATATACAAGAAAGCGTTGTTGTTTCAGGTGAAGCGGCAAGGGTTGTTCAAGTGAATCGGTTTGAAAAACAAAAGGTACTGTGTAGCCGCCTGAAGCCGTGCAGTTTTGATGCAGCC